TTCGCCTATAACATGGCACATCCTTCGCCATAGATACGCAAGGTCAAAGAACTGAGAGTTCCATCCTGTAATTACATCGGGATAATTTTCAACCCAGTAATCCATAAATTTATGAAACAATATTTTTTCATCACGACAATATACATATCGCCATTTATTATGTTGCCTTGCGTCGCCTGTATATTCCTTCGTACCGAAAGTGATAATCTCTTTAGAATGATTATCTTGTAAAGTAATTAGTAATAACTTTTCGTTGGCTTGTGCTATATTCGGGAAACCTTCTTCTGCTTCGGTCTCAATATCTATAGACCAAATTTTAATTAGATCTTTATCCCATTCAATATCGTTTTTAAACTCATCGTGCATATACTGATAATGCCACTGAGTTTGGCCATGAACATCCATCACTTCTTGATACTGATGAACGAAAGACTTTGCGTCTTTTATACTTGCTTGTTGGATTTTATAGGCAGGTTGACCTTTAAGAGTTTTATATGGAGTTTCACCTTTACCTCGTGTCACCCAGACACTAGGTTTAAATGGTATCTTCTCGGCTCGTCTTTTATTACCAGATATATATCTGACTAATAACTGATTACCATGCGGATGAACATTAGTATAGAACTTCATAATATAACTCTACCCTTTTTTAAGTTAAAAGTAAAGTTATACAATTAATTTTTTTTCGGGAGTCACTATACTAGGACTTCCCCATATTCTATTATATTCGTCTTTTAATTGTTGAGTTGGATTTACAACAGACTGTATAGCAGTCTTGTAAAACTGTATTGAATTATTAGGATCGCCATATGGACAATATGGTGCTAATCCTACTTGTGATTTGCCTTGGTCGTTAGGTGCTTCAGTCACCAGCATACTTGGCATATTAGTTTCGTAATGCTCTGGACCTGCGTCTATAACTTCAGCTACGATAATCTCACCTGAGTTCATCATAAACAATTTTATATCTTTATCTTTCATTATATCTCCATAATTTAGGTGCTCCCCAGACATCGGCTGGGGAGACTTGGTTAATTACTTAATGTCGATGACTTTAAGTTTTTTCTCTTCAGGAATAATCCTTTCGAGTTCGACAGAAAGCATTCCGTCTTTTAGAGTTGCACCTTTGACTACTACATCATCAGCGACTGTAAATGTACGAGTAAAGTTTCTTTTAGAAATACCTTGATGTACATATTCCTCTTCAGTTTTACTTTCAGAAGGCACTGACTTGATTGTCAAAGTGTTCTCCTGATGTTCAACTGTAATATCTTTTTTAGAAAATCCAGCCACAGCCATTTCAATAGCAAACTTCTCATCGCTGAGTTTTTTGATATTGTATGGTGGGTAGCTTTCTGATTTGTGAATAGCATTGACTCTATCGAATGTATCAAATAGATTATCAAAGCCGATTGAAAATGGAGAAGTATCTCTCCAAACATTAAAAGTTGCGTTCATAGTTTTCCTCCTTTATGAAGCGAGTTTAAATTACGAGAACCCATTATGGCATTCTCTATATTATATATAGGTATCATTTCAAAAATTTCAAGTCCTTTATATAAATTATTTTACGAGACCCTCACGAATAATGCTGGCACTTTGTACCAGTTAGATCCAGTAGGATCGTACGAAATAGCTTGTTGTGGACCCATGTTCCTCCAAAGGCTGGTACCTCCAGAATCTAGTTGTGCCCAATTACTTAGACCACCTGTGTCTCCTGGATTTAATCCTGAAGAAGTTCTTGGCTCAGCAAAAGCACCATGATATCCTGGACCTAAGTCAGAAGTTGAAAGAGTACCAGTATAATACCAAAGTTTATCTCCATCAACAGTACCACCGACAGCAATAGCATATACATTAGTACCTGCTCCAGAGTCGAATGGATAAGCAAAAGCATAAGTTCCTATTGCTCCTAGAGTTGTACTAGGTAAGTTTACTGGTGTAGTAGCAGTTGTGGCTAGGGTTGCTGTTGCAGCATTTCCAGTAGTATCTGCATCTATAGAAGCAGGCAATCTAGCTTTATTTAATGTACCACTTCCTATATTAGAAGCATTAGTGGTATCGGTAGTTGCCGATGCTGCCAGCGAAGAAGTATCTGCTTTAGCATCTATCTGTGTTTGTACATTACCAGTCACAGTATTAAGATGTTGAAACTCAGTGTTTGTGACTGTACCATCAGCAATCTTAGTTGCGTCAATCGCAGCAGATGCTTTTATATTAGCATCTTCTATATTTGTAATATCGTTTCCTGTTCCGTCAGCATCAATAGTTTTATTTGTTAGTGTACTAGTTGATGTTGTAGTAAGGTAATTAGCATCGTTAGTAAACATCGATACATTACCACCTTTATTAGTAAGAGTATCAGATGAAGATGCTGTAATATATCCACTGTTATTAGTGAACATAGAAATATTTCCAGACTTATTAGTAAGTGTATCTGAAGATGATGCTGTTATGAAACCTGATAAATCGGGAGGAGTATTAGTAAATACACCTGTAACATTATTAAATGCTAGGGATCCACCACCAGACGCAGTAGCATTAATCGCTGATAAATCGGTATATAAGATACCAGCTGTATCAGATCCAGGTTGCCATTCGTTTGCAGCAGAATTATATTTTAGTACATTTCCATTAGAAAGTCCAGTAGTATTAACATCTCCTAATGCAGCAAGTGTGACATTCGCACCTTGTAATGCGGATACTAGATTTCCGTATGTAATATGTTTTGTAGTAGATTCGGAAGTGTCAACAATCAGTAATTTATCTATGGACTCTGGGGTCGCTAATACTGGAAGTTCACTAATCTTTGCGTCAGCCATTTACTCTCCTTATTTTTTCTTACCAATATTATATTTAGGCACTAATTCCCAAGAAGATTTATCTTTATGGGATAGAACCTTTATCTGAGACAAGGATGCTTTCGGCTCTGCTTGTTCAGGTTTTACGATATTTAAGAGCTCCCAATCCTGTAATAATACAGCGATCGTATTTCTTCTCTCTATATCGTTATTGGCTATATTAGATTCTTTGCCATCTAATGCGAATAGTTCTTTGAAGTGTACGATGAAATACTTGCCTTGCTTATGAAGAATATGGCAAGATTGAAATAGCTTATTCTCGGTACGAGAAGATATCCCTATTCTAGTAAGAGTTTCTCTAACCTTTAAAAAATTATCTGGCTCGGGCAGAGTCACTTCTAACATCGACTCTGGCGACCAATCGTAATGTATCATTTCAACTGACATTTTTATTTACCACCTTTATTTAATCTTTTTTCAATAATACTCATCTGGTCAGTTGTTAATATATCCATAACCTGACGAGCCTTCTCTGGAGAATATCCATAATATTCCATAACCAGTTTTAAGGACTCGGTCTGCTTTTCAGCTTTATGCCACTTCGAAAACCTTTTGCCTTTCGTAATAGTATTTAGTAAAAAATAGTATTGCCAAGCATGTGGAATGTCCTCATACCTGTTCATAAGGTTTGCCTGCATAATAGTGTCGGGATAATAGCTTAACCCACGATTAACCATGAAGGACGAGTAATCCTTCTCGGCAAGAGGATTATCCTTAAATAGATCCTTCTTGTCGTTAGTTATATTGTTTATGTAGAGGAATGGATTCGCCATTATTTAAACTTACAGGAAGCCATTATCTCTGTAAGTGCTGCCATTTTATTAAGTTCATGGTCAGCGACGAATGCTGCTTTGTACTGATAGTCAGCCAAGATTAGTACCATCTGTGGTACAGACTCGGCAGTCAGTTTGGTATTAGCATTATTAAATAAATCAGAAAATAATTGTGTTGTTTCTATATCGCTATTCTTAGCGACCCATTTACGAACCTCTTTAAAGTTCTTATCTTTCAGTAGTGCGAATAGATTATTCCAAGACTCCTCGCTTACATTAATCATAACCCCAGAGTCAATCCTACCTGATACTGAATATCTTTGTAGTTCGTTTAATACTCTACGAAAGTCAGGGAAGTGTTTTTGTATTAGTTCTAAGACTGCCTTCTGGTCATGCTCTATACCTTCTTTAGAAAGTATATCTGTGACTCTTTTAAAGAAAGCTGTAGCAACTGCTGGTTTATCCTTAGGAGTAGTTTTAAATTCTACGACAGCACACCTAGAATGAAGTGGCTCGATAATTCTATTCTTAAAATTACAGGTAAATATAAATCGGCAGTTTCCTGAAAACTCTTCGATAAATGCTCTCAGTGCTGGCTGAGTACTGTTCGGATTCAGATAGTCTGCTTCATCAAGAATAACAATTTTCTTTGAGTCTGTCAGGGAAACAGACGAAGCAAAGTTTTTGATTTTTGTTCGTATCACATCAATGCCAGACTCCTCTGAGCCATTAATGAACAGATACTCAGCACCGACTTCGTTGCACAGTGCTTTGGCCACAGTAGTCTTACCACAACCAGCAGAACCACAGAACAGGAAGTTCGGTAGTTGCCCACTCGCAACAAACTCTTTAAATGTATCCTTTAAACTTTCGGGAAGGACACACTCATCAATAGTAGAGGGTCGATACTTCTCGACCCAGATAAATTGTTCATCCATAATATAAATCTCATAATAAATTAAAAGTCAAAAGTAGAGTCTGCTTCAACTGCGATGAAATAAGTTAAGTCATTCATCTTAGAAGCAAATTTAGAAATCCTCTTCTTAGAAATAGATACTTCATAATCACCTTCAAGCATTTTAAAATTATCTATTCTAAAATTTACTTTAAAAGTTTTATCAGTAGTTCCTACAACAGAATCCCATGCATTAGATGTAGCATTCTTTTTATCTGCTACAAGCACAGTAATATTACCATCAGCACCTATGAAAGATACATCATTAGATCTTAATACTGATGATGTTTTCATAATCATATCATATGCTGAACGAGGAAGATCGAATTTAATATCTTCATCGACAGGAAGAGCATCTTTAGTTGGCGATGCTAGTACAGATGGATCTGCTGCGAAGTATTTAACTTTAGATTTACCATTAGCAACAGTGACGAATTTTTCGTCAAACTGAAGTTCAGGGTCGTCAGCGAATAAACTGTACACACCCAAGAACTCATTTAAGTCATAGATTCCGAAGTCCCTGTCAAAGTTTTCTTTAACAGTAGTAGAAGCCATAACATTTTTTTGTGCGGATATAGTTGATAATCTATCTCCACTCTTAATAAGAATATTGCCATTAATAGTGGCAAAGTTCTTTAGGACACTCAAAGTTTCTTTCGAAAGTTTCATTATATATTTTTCTCCTTATTGTTTAAATCATGTTGATGTAATGCCATCAACGCATAGTGAAGTATTTTAAAAATATCGGCTCGATTGAATCCATCTTTCTTACCATATCTTTGGGCATACTTCAATACATTACCCATAAAAAATCCCATACCATGTCCACAGTCAATTATAAATTCACTCGCTTGAAAAGAGTTCTTAGAATAGTGACCACCATAGGTTTTATCAACATACTTTTTAAACTCTTCAAGTAGTTTATCTTCATTAAATTTATAGGGAACATACAAGTCAGCTATCTTCTTTTTCATATTATCATTCTATATTAAAAAAACTTAAAAGTAAAGCAAAAGGGAAGGAGATGGCAGTCCTTCCCTTTCTATCATCAGCTATCGT